TATTTGTATGGATAAGATAATCTGTAGTGGTGCTCTCTTCTATGCACTTGACACAAAACGTTTCCTTTTCTTGCATCGCGTAGGTGGCAAGCATAAGAATCTATGGGGACTTGTAGGCGGTACTAACGAAGGATGCGAAACTCCTTGGGAAGGACTGAAGCGTGAAATCTCTGAAGAGATCGGCGATGTTGAAATCAAGAAAACATTACCGTTAGAGACCTTTGTTTCTAACGATGCGCAGTTCCTTTTTCATACGTATCTTTGTATAATTAAGGAAGAGTTTATGCCTGTCTTAAACAATGAACATGATGGATATGCTTGGGTGTCATTTAGTAAATGGCCCAAACCTTTACACTACGGATTACAAAACACCTTAAATAAAAAGACTAACTTAAACAAGTTAGAAACTATATTTCAACTAATAGATCAATTAATATGACGGAAAACGATTTTAAGAGAGAGTGGGGCACAGAAATTACCTGGGCAGATGAAAACACATATGCAGGTAAGATTCTTATTTTTAATAAACCAGGCGATAAAATGCCGTTTCATCTACACAAAACTACTACCAAAAGTTGGTTTGTAAATAGTGGTAAATTTATAGTTAGATGGATTGACACATCTAACGGTAAAGTTTATCAACAAGAATTACCAGAAGGATCTGTTTATAAAGTAACTCCATTAACACCAGTTTCTTTAGAATGTTTAGAACAAAATAGTACAATCTCTCAAGTAAGTGATTCAGCTAGTGCCGAAGATTTCTATACAATAATTCCTGCTTCTAATATAGGTGTTTAAATGAAACTTCAGTTATCAAATAGTGAACGATATCGTAAAGATATCAAATCATTTAATCAAGCATTACTAAAAATAACAAATCCTAAATTAAAACAAGAATTTGAATCATTAATGGCTGAATTTAAAAAGTATTCTACTTTAATTGACGAAGAACATAATCCTACAAATAACGGATATATTAACCCTGCAAGAGCACATGAGAGTGTTGATAGATTAGCAAGTGTTAGATATAAACTCTATAAAATTGTAAACGATTTAAATAGTTGACAATCTCTTAACAGATATTATACCGTACATAGCCGCATGCGCTTGACACTGATAAACATATGTACCACCTTCAGTTTCAGGTATCTCCCAATATAACACACCACTTGACTTTCCTTGCGCACTTGCTCCTGTTGACACCGTTCCTTCGTTATCAACATGTGTTAACCCGCTAGTTAATGCAGTTAATGTATTATCTTGTATTTCAAATGGGTGTCCGGATGCATTAGTTAAATCAAATGCTATAGTAGTACCTGATATTGCATAAATTGTAGGATTATTACCTGAGTAATGAGAATTAAATGTATATGCAGTAACTCCAGCTGCGCCTACACGTAGCAAGGCAATTGCAGGCATATACATTGTTGCAAAACTTCTTCCTGTAGGAATAAAAGAAGCACCGGTCCAAACTAGTGTATCGCCTTGAGTTATTCCTCCAATATTAACATCAGTAAGATCGTTTATAGAATTTGCGCCACCACCGGCTCCTGTGTAATTAATAGTAAGAGTGTCTCCGCTAATGCTAGTAGAAATATCAGTTCCGCCTGCAACAGTCAATGTGTCAGTTGTAGTATTTGCTGAAGTATTTCCACTATCTGCTTGAATAGTGTACCATAAATTTTGATCAGAACCTCCACCTCCTCCGGCGTAAGCAATAGATAATGTATCACCCGATATAGATGTTGCTATGCCAGATCCTCCGATTACTGTTAAAGTATCTGATGGACTATCTGCTGTTGTTGATCCGCTATCTCCAGTGATAGTAGAAAACGATCTAATATTTACAGGGGTAGAACCTCCTACAATGTTCCAAGTAGTGCCATCCCATTGCCATGTTACACCCCCTGATGTAAAAGTATCGTCTTCGCTTGGTGATGCTGGAAAATTTATTGCCATCTTTAAATCCTATCTTATAAACTCACATTCTTATAAATTACTGGTTGTCTTCCATATTTTGAATATAACATTCTATTTGGAGCACCCATAATTGACGTTTGGTAGCTTGCGTAATCGTTATTTACTCCCGTATCATAAATGACACTTTTAGAATCGTTTATTATTTTTGTCAGCAGATCGTCTGTTGAAATATCAGGTGTTGCTTGTAAATATAGAGCGCACACTCCTGCTACTTGTGGAGATGCCATTGACGTTCCGCTAATACTTGTAATTTTATAGCTTGTGTTATTGGGATAATTTACAGTTGTATAGCCGTCATTAACAGTGCTAGTAGTACTCATTATATTAGTTCCAGGAGCCCATATATTAACAGCAGGACCTTTATTACTTGAACTTGCTGTTTTATCTCTATAAGTTCCGCTGTCGTTTTGAACAGTTGAGTCAATATTACCTACGTAAAACGCTCTGCTGCTATATGGAGATCCTGAACGATGATAAAATTGTTGTGTTCCTGAAAATACTGCAAAATTATCATAATCTAGGCCGCCTGATACGTCTAGTTTATAATAATCGTTTCCTGCCGCTATACATACATGTATTCCAGCATCAATCATATCTTCAACTTCTGCATTAGCAAAAGCATTTGTATTTGTAAAGTATCTTACACTTGTACCGTCAACGTCAAATGGTGGGACAATTCCTGCATTAGCCCAAAGTTCAGTAATGGTTGAATAATTTGGATCGCCATAATTCCAACTTATACCTCTATATTCACCAGAAGTAGGATCAACTGTAGAAGAGCTAAAGTATCCCCAGCTCATATTAACTATTGTTGGTCTTGTTCCTCCTTTAGCAATGTGCCATAATCTAATAGAGTCAAACGCATCAGCTACTGATATACCTGTTCCGCTGTCACCGGGGCCTTCTAACCCGCTTAATTTTTGCGAATATATTCTTGCACCTTTTGCCCAGCCATAGGTAAGACCTGCTGCTATCCCTGCGCAATGTGTTCCGTGACCTTCATAATCTCTATAATGGTTAGCAGATTGTGTGCCAGGTAATCCGCTTTCTGTATACCAGTTTATTTGTTGAACTCGGCTATTACCGACATAGTCATTAAAGTCAGGATGATCAACTTGTAAACCGCTATCTTGAATTACAATGTCAACACCTGATCCGTCTAGTGCATACTCGTAATTACCTGCTATAGTTGGTTGATTAAAGTATGTGTTTGTTTCAGCAATAGAACGTTTTAACCCCCAATTAACTTCTGTAGACGCCCCTAACGTACCTCTATAAAAATTTCCTGTTTGACTTGCTCTTAGACCTATGTGTATATCGTCGCGTAAGTACGGAGGAATTTCAACTGCTTCAACTCTAGGATCACTACGCAAAGATTCTGCTTCTTCGTCAGTAATCATCCAGTGAGTCATTCTACCAGAACCTAAACGTGGATTAGCAACATCTACTGAGCGATTTGGAACAGGACCGTGACCTTGCGATGCTGCCATTTCAGCATCAAATTCTTCTATGTCTACACCCTTCTTAACAATTACTGCGTATTCTTTTTCGCTCATTATGCTGCACTTCCGTCATCAAGGTTTATCCAAGCACCATTTTGATACGCTTGCACCTTATTAGTTGTTGTATTGTATATCAAATCACCGTTGATTGGAACAAGATTACCTCTTTGAGTTGTTGTAAAACTAGGTAACCTAAATTGAGATCCATTTACAATTACTCCATCTGCTGCGGTCAAAGTTAATGTTGACGCACTATCAATTTCTGGAGTACCTACACCTGTGTTAATAAATTCAGTTGCACTTATTGTATTAAATTCTACATCGTCAGAAGTGTTTAATGTTTGGTCATATGTTGTGCCGGCAACAAATGAGAAATTGCCAGCGCCGTCAGTTTGTAATATTTGTCCAGCTGAACCATCAGTTATACTAAAGTCTAAAATACTAGTTGGTGCATTAGATAAATCGTTATAGTCTCCGCTAAACACTGGTACGCTAGGTTGTACCCATTGACTACTATCGCCGTCTGCAACGTATACATATATTCTACCGTTAGTGCTGTTGAACCATATATTTCCTTCTGTTGGACTAGCAGGTGCAGTATCTGAAACATCCACCTGCGCACCACCTGAATTACCAGAACCAGGTAAGCCAACAGTAATAGTTCTGCCCATACCTACATGATTAGCACACCAATAATACAGGGTAGTTGGAGTATCTTTAGTTACGGTTAGTTGTACCTGTCTAGTAGTGGCTCTATTGAATCTTTGATTGTATTCGGTTTCTGAAACTTGAATGTCGTCTAGCAAATAAATGACATTAGTTAAGTACGTAGTGCCGCCGTTCAACTTCCCATCTTGATCGTCGCTAGAAAAATGTAAAGGATGTTCATTATACACAGTTCCTTCAGCGTTAGGATAATATAAATTGTCAAGGTCAGTTTGATCAAAAATGTAAGTATAACCTACTACAAAACTTAAATCAGTATAATAAGTACCGTTTAGAACATACTTATTACCACTTCCTTGATTTTCTACCGTAACATCGTATTTTACAGTAGCAATTTCTTTTTGCGCAATATACTGGGTTAGATTATATTCAGAAATAACTTCATGGCCGCCTCTGAGGCTTCCGTTGTAGACTCTTAGACTGTTACTGTCTTTATTGAAATATAATTCTCCGCTAGAACCTGTATTTCTTTCTAAGAAATCTTGAGTTCTAGGTATAATACGTATGTTATTAACAACAGGATTAGCAGACATTTAATTCCTCAACACTTTATAGTGTATTTATGCTAATAAATGCGCTTATACCAATGAGGCCAAGTTTTCTTAAATTCTTCAAAGTACTTTTCTTCATGGAAAAGAATTTCTCTTTTATCATGAGAGAGAACGTGTTTGATCCATCTGTAACGGTGCTGCCAATTTAAAACATTTTCGTGTGCTTTGTTTTGTCTAGCACTTTCTCTTTGAAGATATGGACATATCTCAACTTTTATTACAGCCATTTATTACTCCACGGGCCAAACTTGCTTCCAAACATTTTTTTAAAAAATGTGTCGGTTCCTTGATCAAAACTTTTTGTTTCTTTAGACTTTGTGTTTGTTAGTATTTCGTATGCTTCTTTTATTTCTAAGAATTTTTTTATGTCGCCACCTTTATCAGGATGTTCTTTCATAGCAAGCACCCTATAACGGCGTTTAATCTCGTTTATAGTTGCTGTACGTTGAATTCCTAAAATTATGTACGGGTCTTTATTCAAAATATTCAATCCATCCTGTTGCAATATACTTATCACCGCTTAAAGGAGGATTTCCTCTATGGGTATGTGTGTATGTTGCTGGAAATAATACTAGTGTACCTTCAGAAGCATTTACTCTACGATGTTGGTATAAAAACTCCGTTTCTCCGCCAACCTTTACATCATTTAGGTATAAAGTGTATACAAGAAATCTATTACTTGACAGTCTTCCATTAGATTCATAGTGCCATTTATGGAAACCGCCACCTATTTGGGTCTTTTGAATTTTAATATTATAAATGCCATGTTGTTCACTTTCTGCAAGTATACTATACTCTTTAATATAATCCATATAGGCTTCTTTTATGCGATCAATTAACATCATAGCCATAGGATGTGTTCTGTCAAATGTTATAGCATCAGGTTCAAACATAAAACACGCTTTGTCTTTTTTATGATGAGGCATACCGTCCTTTAATTCTTGTCTATCAAAAACAAGTCCTAATGACCTCATACGTTCGAAGTAATCAATGACGTCGGCACACTCTTGTTTGTTTAGTGCGTTATATTTTATATAAATGAAATCTTCCATGTTATTTCCATTTTAAGTCTTTTAACATTGTATAATTGCTTTGATACTTGCAATCTATCGCAGTAGCCCTTAGACGTAAATTTTCAATATCTTTCTTTTCATATTCTCTTACTGTTGCTTCAACTTCGTGTTTCTTTATTAATATATATTGGCACAAAGGTGTACCTGCAGGAATAAAAGTTTCTCCGTTAAGATTATGCCAAAACATTTGTACATTTAAAAAGTTAGGACCGTAATCTGGGTCGAGCAATCCTGTTGCTGCCGTCCAGTCATGTCTATCAGGGTATGGCAGGGGCATGCTCATTAGATAATACCCTTTAGGAATATACACCATCCAAGGACTTTGGATTTTTATAACAGTCTTTAAACAATTTTTATCAGGGTTATATATTCCAAAAAGTTCTTCGTTATGATGACTTACATAGTCCCAACGCCATGTATGGTCGCTATCTATTATATTTTGATTTACAGGTGTTTGCCATTCGTAAGAAACTCCGTCCCCATTTGTTTTAATAACAATATCTTGCCATGCACGCTGAACCCATCCTGTTTTTGTAATACCTAATATCCCAGGACATCTAGCAACATGAGTAAAACGTTTCGTAGTATTCTCGTCTTTAACTTTTTTGTAGTTTTCTAAGGCATCTTTAGCCCATTTCCACTGTTGTTTAGATGCAGGAATGATAGGCATAATTTGTGCTACTTCTGGTAACAAAGATACAAATTCTAATTTTTCTTTTTTATGACTCAACAGATTCTTTAACATATTTTTTTCCTGGAGTGTTTATTCTTCCTGATACTTCACTTACATGTTGATTACTAACAAAAAAACATAATACTTGATCTACATGAATGCAATCTGGTAAAACTTCAGGCATTCTATAAAATCTTAAATACTGATCTTCTAAAACTTGTTTGCCGTTTATAGTAACATGTGTCATTGGAGTCTGAGGTAACTCTAAATCTGTTTTTACATTAAGGGTCGCAATAGTAGTAATAGTGTCATTTCCGTTTTTATAAGTTAGAATAATTTCAGCTTTTTTTAAAAATTCAGAAATCCATTTGTGTGCTTTTCGTCTATCTTTATCTATCTTATGTTTTGTATAATCATCTTTTGCTTCTCTAATTTCTTGTCGATAAAACGCAAAATCATTAGTAAATAATTCGTGTATCATTTTTTAACTCCGTAAAAATGTCTATAAAACGATTCTTTAATTTTTTGTTTGTTTAATTTAAATCCAAAAATATTTAGATAATTACGCTTTTCTAACCAAGCAGCATCTTTTTTAGTCATGTCTCTTACAACTAATTCGTATTGTTGCTCTGTAAGAGGAATAAGATACATCATAGGCGTTCCTGCTTTTACCATAATTTCACCTTGGTTTATGTTCAAATAACATTGAAAATTAATTTCTGTACTTACGGCGGGATCTAGTATACCAATTGCACTTTCTAGTTCGTGTGTGTCTGGATAAGGTATTGGCAACACTAAGAACTTTACACCAGGCGGTGCAATAACATTCCAAGGAGTATTCATTTTTACAATAGCGTGTTTACTGTAATGTCTTTTTGGTAAAAATTTTGTAATATTGTAAGGGTGCGTTCCAATTGGATCTCCACCTCTTAACTCTTTAAGATATGTGCTTGGTAATACAAAATCAAAGTCTTCTCTATCGTAAGTTGTTTTAATTACAGCATCATGCCACATAGGAACCATGTACCCGTGTTTGAAAATTTCAAAGATTCCGGGACACATTTGTAAATGGCTTGGTTGTAAAGTATCTTTAGTTTTAATAAAGTCGTCTTTACATATACTCATCCATTTTGGACGATATTGATTAGCGGGTATAACAGGGAAAGTTTCCGCTAATCCCTTTACCTTTGAAAAAAATTCTATTTTTATACTTTTCATATTATGTAAGTTGTATACTAAAAACTATGTTAATTCGTTCTTTGTCCGACGGATTTGGATAAACTTCATGTGGAACCCAAGCTGGCCATAGAATTAATTGATTATCTTCTGGAGAAAAATTTAAACAACGTGTAAATGGACTAGCAGGATTACAGTTAGATAATAAATTTGCAGGATTTACAAATGATATATCTCCGGTTCCTTCTGCTTGCAAATAAAACACTGCTGCAAATGAATCTTTTTCGTGGTTGTGGATAACATTACTTGCACCAGGTTGGTTTACATTAGTCCAATAATTTATTTTAATTTTTTTATCTGGTACATGTTGCAAAAATGATTCGTCTGTTTCAAAATAATATTCTGCTGCTTTCTTTGTCATGTCTTGAACAGCGGCCATTAACCAATCGTCGTTTTTATACTTTTTAGTAGTTCTAAAACACCCGTCATTACTGCGACTTATCTCTTCTTTATTAGATGTTTTAGCTTCTTGTATTTGGTCGTACAAATCTTTAAGTTGTTCTGACGTTCCAAGATTGTCTCTAATAAAAATATCAGAATGATATAACGCTACTCTACCGTCCATCCGTCATACCACCCTTTTAAAAAATCATAATGATTTGGAAATTTTTCAATAATACTATTAATTCTAGTAGTACCGACGTCTAAAAATATTTCTGCATATTCCTTTTCTTTTGCAGATAATCTAGTACCATTTACACCTTTATATGCGCCGCCTGCATGTAACATACTAAACCATTGTTGTGAACTAAACATACTTTGCGGACTAAAAAATATGAATGGTTTGAGTTGAGGATAATACTGGTTTAGCATGAATTGTGCATCGGTTGGTAAATCAGTAATCTCTTGTTTTCTAATTGCTTGCCAATATTCTGTATCATTTCGTGTGCTAAAATAATAATGGCTCCAAACAAAAGTTAAAATTTCAACACACATTTCATACCAACCTTGGTTGATAATATCAGTAACATTATCTTCCCATATTCCGTTATTAAGGTTTAAAAGATCAGTAATTGATTTAGCTACAGCCGTAGTAAACGTTATACCAGTAGCTTCTAAAGGTTCTACAAATCCGGCACTTAGCCCTACTGCACAAACATTTTTTAAAGCAATTTCTTTATGGGTGCCACAACGCATTTTTAAATGTTTTGCTGGCGCATTCCATTCATTTAATGCTTCTCTAAGCTCTTGTTCTGCTTGTTCTGGTGTTAAATATTTTGAACTATATACATATCCATTGCCTATACGTGAGTATGTAGGAATAGTCCAGCGCCAACCTGCATTCATTGTAGTTGACTTTGTGTACGGGTGGCACTCTTTTTCTGGGTCTGTATATTGTGTTTGTATAGCAACAGCACTATCATTTAGCAACCATCCATTATCAACATATGAAACAAACTCTGCTCCTAATGTCTTCTCTAACAGCAAACTCTTAAACCCAGAACAATCAATGTATAAATCTGCCGTGTAACTAACTTTCTGTTCGTCAATCAGTCTAGTGATTCCGTTGTTATCTGTTTCAACATTGACTATCTTAGTATTGATATGTGTAACTTTATCGCCAAGAATAGTTTTTATTGTTGTGATAATATCGTAAGCACTAAAATGTACTGCACCGTAACCGTCAGGACCCGAACCAAAATTTTGATCAATATCTACAGTTAGCTTTGGGCTTGTATTTGATTTAGCTAATCTATAAGCAGGATACCAGTCCGCAAACTCTTTGTAAGGTTTGTCTATAAAATAATCACTAGTAAACATTGCACTAGCTATCATATAATTTTTAACATCGTCGTTGTCAACAAAATAAGGTTCTTCATTCCATCCTGTTAATTCAACGCCGTACTTAAATGCAGCATTACTTGGTTTCATCCAGTGTTTTGCTTCTATTCCGCACTCATATAAAAATTTAGCAGTCAAGGGCTGAGTACCTTCGCCAACACCAATTGGGCCTGCATTTACATCTTCAATTATTGTAATGTCAATTGGAAATGCTAAATTTTTAGTCATGTATGCAGCAGTTAGCCATCCGCTTGTTCCGCCGCCAAATATAATTATATTTTTTACTTTTTTCATTTTAATCTTTATTCACAATAACAATATATAGCCCGTTCCACCATCCATTTGGATCTTCTTGGTCGTTTAATATTATTTTTTCATAACTAGCTGTTAATCCAGCAGCGTTAATTCCTTCTCTAGCGCCGTCAACTACACCTTTCCAATTTGCGTCATCAAATATCAGTACTGCTTCTTTAGAGAATGACGAAGCATAAAATTCTACAGCTTCTTTTGTTGTCTTTGCATCATGAGGACCATCATAAAACCACATATTAATTTTTTTGTTGAGGTCCTTTAGATTTGTTTCAAACAAATCGTTATTTAATACAACAATTTTAGAATTTCCTTTATAATTTTCTAAATTTTGTTTAAATCTAAAATATGTGTTTTCTGGCAAAGTACGTAAGTCTGTTCGATCTGGTTGAATATTTTCGTTCCAGTTATCAACAGCATAAGCAACCAATGTGTTTTTATCTAACGTTGCAAAGAATGTTGACCCTAACGCACATCCAATTTCCATATATGTGTCTACACCTTTTGCAATATTGTTTAATAACGTTTTTACTCTAGAACTAGTTAGTCCAGGAATATTATTTTGTGTAGTAGGTATACCTGAATCTAAGATACTTTGTGCTACATGTTTGACTAAATCAGTGTGATCAATTTTAGACTTAACTTTGTAAATATCGTCGCAGAAATGACATTCCCAGCAGTCAAATTTACAATTACGTATTTTTTCTCTCCATGCAAAGATAGGTTTTTCTTTTAAATTATTATCCTCTAAATAACTGTTAAACTGGTCTATTAAGATATCATTATTAGCAGCATAACGTTTAATAATATCAATACTTTCAAACAATCTTGGAGGGGCTTCTCTTCCATGCATTTTAAATACATCAATTCCTAATTTGTTAATAAAAATATCCCAGTCTTCTTTCCACGGCGGGATGTTTGCTGTTTTTAAATGTACACTAGGATCGTCAACTTCCCATTTAGGACAACTTACACGACTAATAGGATCATTAAAGTATTGTGGAGCTTCGCCTCTTCTAGCGTTATTAAATTCAAAATGTTCGACCATCATAGGACAATTACCTAAACATCCCTCGTTAGCTAATAAACTTATTTTAATTTCTTTTCCTAAGTTTTTCTTAATCCACTCCTTAGCAGTTTTAATACGCAAAAGTGTATCTTTATCTCGCATTAAATCTCTATCTAAATTGATATAATCAAATCCTGCTTTGGCTAGGTTAACAACCTCTGCGGCGGTTTTTACATCTCTTAAAATAGTATTCTTTACGTATAGTTCTGGAAATGCTCGTTTGATTTGCCCTGTAGCCATCCAATGCGTGTGCGGAATAGTAGCAATACGTATGCCTGCATCATATAAAGGTTTAAAGTTTTTAATAAACAAATCTAAATTTTTCTGCGTAGGAGGAACAGAAATATTGTTAAATGTTGCGCTAACAGGAATATTAAGATTAGCTTGTATTACCAATGCTTGCTCAATAGCATAGGAATAATCTTCTTGTAGTACAAAAACATCACCCATAGCGTCTTGCATAAAAGGTGGTATACGACTTGTAAAATATATGTCGTAAATATATTCTTTATAATCATTAAGAAAATTATAAAATTCTACAAATTGATCTGGAGTTAGTTTTGGGTTTAATGGTACGCTAAAAATTTTTTTCATTTGTTCACTCAACAAAAAAGATGCTATAATTACTTATTATAGCATCTTTTTTAAAGAAAGTAAAGTGAAAAGATTAAACGTCTTTGTCAGGGTCAACAGTTGTTTGTATAACAACTTTATCATTTTCAGTATCAAGTCTTAATTCTTCCCAAGACCACTTAACTGGAAATTCTTGAATTTTATCTTGAAGTGCAGTGTACGCACATTCCCATTCAAAATAAGTTGCCATAAACATTTGAGTTTCTGTAATTTCGCTAAGTGCATCAATACCTTGATAAAGTCTATTTCTTACAGTTTCATCTGTACTATGATTTTTTGCGTGTAATTTCATTATCTTTTTCATTAACGCAACAGTATTGTTTAGATCTGACTTTGTTAATTGATACATTTGTTTTTCGTAGTCGTTATCGCCGTAGCTAGTGGGAGAAACTAAGTCAGCAGGATTAGTTTTGTTAATCATTACTGGGATTTCTCCGTCTAACACATTCATAAATCTATGACATTCTGCTTCATCAGAAGTTAGTTCTGTATAATCAAGCCAACTAATTGGGTGTTCTACTAAAGAGTCATTATTTACATAAGCAATAGAATAATGCCAAGCATTTGCTCGGTGCTGAATGTTAGTAGTTAGCCTAGGATCATTGCTCGGCAAAGTTTCATACAGAATATACATCTTTTAATAAATCCTCTTCAATATTTGTATTTATCTCGTTATCCGTTTTAGAATTTTCAAGAGAATGCATTTGCGTACTTTCTTCTTTAGGCTTTGTTAATGATTTGTAATTTTCATTACTTCCTAATTTTAAATTCTCTTCGGCTTGTGCTTGTAACTGTAGTTGATAGTTTTGTAATTTAGTACTATAATTAACAGTTAATGCAAGTGTTTCTGCTTGTTGCTCAGGTGGCATTTGTAAAATAGCATCCATGTTACCTGAATTTATTCTGCCATAGAATAACATATCTGTTGCTGCTTGTTTTGCAAGCCTGTTAGTCCAGTATTCTGCTTCATAAACATCTTCTTCTTCGGTGTTAAGAATATCCATGTAAGTACGGCCTGATCCGTCTGGTAGATACGATTCATCTGAATCCATAAATTCATTTAGTAAATCAATTAAGTGCTGTCTTTCTAGGTACCAATCTTGCAGTCTACGTTTACTCATGTAAAGCATACGTTCTGTATTCCACATTTCAATTTCTGCAAGTCTACGATCTAGATCGTCATGTGATTGATCTCTCATACGTTTAAATCTGTCATATTCAACTTCGGTCTTAGCAACTTCGTATTCCATGTTTTCAATAGATTCTTCCTTTGATTTAATTTCAAGAAGCCATTGACGCATTTTTGCAAAAGGTGTAATTTGAGATTGACCAACAAACCAGCGTAATTTATATTTTGGATTTGTCCATTCTTTATTCATTGCTCTTTTAACAATTTCTTTTTCTTGATCAGAGAGCATACTTACGTCAGAATTAATATCGCTATTAAAACGATCTGAATGATACTGAATAAGTCTATCTTGTTTATCTGTCATTGTAAAACTCCTTAGAAAATAAATTTACGCAATCTATTTACCAACTTTATGCTCTCCATGACATCGTTGCTGAACTTTGACCTGCTACACCTTTTGGTTGTGTGCTAGAACCTGTTGTAGTTCCTGCTCTTGTAGCATACACAAAACGAAATGATGTATTAACGTGAGAACCTTGGTACCAGCCTAGTGCATACGCCCAGTCCTGTCCTGTAACTGTATTTTCTTCTCCGCTATATGCTGGCTTGCTGCCAATTGCATCTTGTGTAGCATCTGTATACATATTTGTTTCGCGCCAGTTTGAACTTGGATTGCTTTCACGTCCTGCAATATGGTATGCGTGTTTGAAACTTAATGAATGCTGATGTTTGTCACCTTGTACAGCAGTTCCTCTGCTGTTAATGTTAGTTCTTGTAGCCCATGAGAATCTATATCCTGCACTAGAACCAATCCATACACCATATAATTCATGACTAGTACCCCATCCACCAGCATTTGGGTTAGAAGTAATAGCAGTCGTATTGAGTGTTTCAGTTTGCATGTCCCATTCGTAGACGTTTGACGTTCCGCCCATACTTGTCCAACCTCTAAAATTTTCATGTTGCAAACACGCATTATTATTTGTAGAGTAAGGTAAGTTTCTTGAATAACCGCTAGTTAGTGTTTGTTCAGTTACCATGTTAAATGCAATATTACCGCTAGAGCTGGCACAGTGAGAACCTGCTTGTCCGCCAAATGTATAGTTCGTAGTTCCACTCCACAAACACGATTTGTAGTTGTGTCCTCGCTCTTGTGCCTGGTTCGCACCGGTTAGGTCTACTGTTGTGTCTGTGGCAAAAGTAGTTCTGTTAGTATTTGTAAAAACAACACTAGATGCGTATCCGCCATGTAAGTAACCCGTAGTAATAATTTGTCTAGACAAATAAGGCAATACTTGACTAGACCATTGTCCGCCACCAGTATTTGGATTATATATTTCAACTCTATTTTCAGTGATATTATATCTTATAGTTCCTGCAGAAGTAGTTCCAGGTTCGCCACCTGGAAGTGTTAAGTGACCTGTATCATTAATATTTGTATTTTTTAAGTTAGCCATTAATCTCTCCACGCACAGGCGCCTGAACTTGATCCGCCTTTTCCTTTGGGTTCTGTAGTACTACCTACGTTTACGCCACTGTCAGTATAGTAATACCACTTCCAAGAACCGTTGTTTTGAGAACCATCATAGTTACCTAGCATATACTGCCAGTCTTGTCCCATTGTGTAGTTTTCTTCACCACAGTTACCACGTGGTTTACTGTGCGTACTAACGTTTGCTTGGTGTGTAGCAAAGTTTGTTTTACGCAGGTTATAGCCACCACTGTATGAACCTTCGTTACCAGCCCAGCCATAGTTCATTTTAGATTGAACTGATTTTTGCTGATGGTGGTTACTAGGTTGACTGCTTGGGGATCCTCTTGCAGTTCTAGTAGCAAACGTCCAGATTCTTGAATCATTTTCCCAGAAGAAATAACCTTCATTTTCGTGGCTCATTCCCCACTGATTCGTTGAACTCCACCCACCTATTGTTCTTATTGTAGTTTCTGTAACCATGTTAACTTCGTCAATAGTGCTGCTGCCGCCGCCTGTGATCCATGCAGTATATGTTTCTCTAAAGGTACTTCCTTTGTTAATACCGTTATAAGAAAGGGTTCTACTAACCATTGCGTTATACTGTTGATCAGTACGCATATTAAATCCAATAATGTAGTTTGAACTTACTACGTGGCCGTTGCCTGCACCCCATACATACGCAATGTCTCTGCCACAACTTGCAGTTTGATAGTTGAATGAACGTTCTAAAGATCCGTCGCCTAGGTTAATAGTAGTATCAGTATATACAAAACATCTATTCACATTGTTCCACGCATTTCCGCTTTGGTATCCGCCCATCATATATGCTGTATTAATCACAGTTCTTACTTTAAACGGAACTGCCATTGGAGTCCACAATCCTGCAGCACTTAAATATTCTGCATGGCCTGTAGTAGAGTTTACTCTGATAGATCCTGTATTTGGTGCTGCACCTGGAGCAGTAGTATTATACTTTACAATAACAATACCCGAACCACCGTTACCACCGTAGTTATTAGAGTTGTAGTGAGAACCGCCGCCGCCACCGCCACCAGTGTTTGCTCCACCAGCGCCGCCCGGTGTTTGTGCCCATGTGTTAGTACCACCGCCACCGCCACCGGATCCATTATTGTAACCTTGTCCACCGTATGTAGTTCCTACAGCGCCACCGCCGCCTCCACCAAGGCCACCGTTACCACCAGTACTAGAGTAGCCAGAGCCGCCTCCACCTCCGCCCCAGTATATAGGAGCACCTGTAATGTATGAAACAACGCCATCACCGCCGTGAGGAATAGGATATGACTTACCTTCAGTTCCGGCACCGCCGCCACCTCCCGGGTACCAGTGACCACTACCCCAAGAACCGTCGTGTCCTTGACCGGGATATATTGATCGTCCTCTAGATCCGCCGCCGTATCCGCCAGAGCCGCCACTTAAAAATCCACTTGATCCACCGTTTGGAGGTAGGCCCCCGCCACTTGCGCCCCCGCCACTTGCACCGTCACCTGCAGGATAACTTGAACTGTCGTGGTCAGATGCGCCACCGCCGCCACCATATGCTATAATATTTCCAAAAGAGGAGTTGCCGCCGTTAGATCCTCTAGGGCCACTACTACCAGCAGGAGCTCCTGAGCCTCCTCCACCTACTACTACTGTAATAGATTCACCAGGAGTTACATCATAAGCACCTTCGTAAACAACGCCTCCGCCGCCACCGCCGCCGCCCATGTCAGAGCCGCCGCCGCCGCCACCTCCTACAACAAGGACTTCAACGGCTGTAACGTTTGCAGGAACAGTCCAGCTAGTAGTACCTACACTAGTAAAATAAACAAGTGTACCACCGGGATCTGCACCTCGTTGAGCAGTTGTACCTACTGGTAATGCTAGGTAACCTGTATCATTAATAATGGTACTTTGCAACTCCGCCATTTTTAATCCTCAATATGCGTTATATAATCTTTCATGTAATGCACATGCATTCCATTGTAATTCGTCGTTACTTAGCGACCTATTGTAAACAAATGCTGCGGCACAATAGCAGCTGGTAATTTCGCTGCCCGGATCACCTAAAAGATACAATGTTCCACTGCTAGGTCTTGCGCCAACTTCGTTATATGTTCCGTAACCTAATTCTAATCCGTTAACATACGCTCGTGTAAATTGTCCACTGCTATCCATTATATATGCTAAACTATACCAAACGTCTGTTTGTAAATTTGCTGTAAAGTTAAGACTTGGATATACATGCACCGTGTTTGTGCTAGTTCCAAAAAGTACACGTTCTGTAGCATTATCGTCAAACCAAGTTTGCCAACCTATTCCAAAACTTTTTGAATTAATCCAAATTTCGTAAGTACGTTCTTCCAGCGGAAAGTTAAATCCACTGATACTAAATCCTTGGTTATTAGTGTCGTTGGTTTCAAACGCACGTATACCGTTTTTTAGTACCCAGTTAGCAGAAGTAAGGTTTCTCATCGTTGCTTGCCAGCCGTTGCCGCTTACGTCGTACCAAGTAGTTCCTGTTCCACTATAACTGTTTGGGTTACTAGCATCAAGTGCTAACATTAATCCGTTACTTACCGGCATGCCGCGCCCGGTTGCTAACTCTCCCCAATGCGAATCTCTAAAATACTCTGCATAACCGTTAGTAGTGTTAAACCTCATTGATCCGTTTGGTGGGTCTATAGGACGTTGTGCTGTAGTCCCTTGCGGTATCGTTAAAGATCCAGTTACCGAAGTATTTTTAAATTCAGCCATTACTTAATATTACCTTTTAGTGCTTCAATTTCTTTTTTAAGTGTTTTTACTGCTTCAATTAGGTATGCAGTTAATTTTGTGTAGCTTAAACTGTCTGGTTTGCCTTCTTTAGTTGATACTAAATTAGGTAAAACTTTATACACTTCTTCAGCAATTAATCCCGGCTCATTTTTTGTAGTTCCGTCTTTACGATCATAAGTTACACCTACAAGTTTCATAATAGTATCAAGACCATTTTCAATTGGGTTAACATTTTCTTTGTACGCAATACTTGAAGTTTCTATAATAGATGCTGCACTCACTGTGCCTCCTACGTAGCAACTACCAGCAATACCAACACCGCCTGCGACTCTTAATGCGCCTGTTGATGTGCTAGAACTTGCAGTTCCTTCGTCAATGTAAACCTGTCCTTTGGCTCCGTTTGTAGTGCTTCTTAGATATAAGTTTCCACTTGCTACGTTATCGTTACCGACTATTATACTCGAATACACTGACCCAGCAGCCGGGTTAAATTTTAGTTTCGTTGACGATACATAAAACCCAGTTATCGATCCAGAACTACTAGTAGAAAGTAACGGGTAATATCCAGAACTATTAGTTGTTGTATCATCTGTAATTGAGAAAGAAACACTTGTCCAACTTAAATTACCAGAGCCATCTGTTGTTAAATACTGGCTACTAGTTCCGTCGTCCGCCGGAAATGTTAAAGTATAATTAGAGGCTAATGTCGAAGGACATTTGATACTAATATAGTTACTATTGTCGCTGTCTGCTAATTGCAAACTTGAAGCGTTAGTAACTTGTAAATTACCAACTACATTCGTTTGACCCGAACCGTTTGGATCAATAGTTAAGTTAGCATTTGTACCTAATGTTGTAATCGTATTATTGTTTACACGTAGTTGACCTAATAAGGGATCACCTACGTACTTTGTTGTAATCTTTCTCGCCATAATATTAATCCTTATGCTGGTATGTCAGTTTCAATTCCATATACTACAAAAGTAGTATCTGAAGCACTTGCGTACCCAACTAATTTCTTTCCAGCATCCATTACAATACCTGTTCTTTCTAAAGTACCATTGCCTACTAAAGTAACATCATATTCAAGATATTCTGCTGTAGTAGGAGTATCACTTCCTGCTGTTAATGCTAATCTGATAGTAACATCTGCGCTACTTCTATTACAAATACTAACTGTTACTACTGAAAAAGTATCGAGTCCAACTGTATACAGTGGAGTATTTGTTGTTGCGCTTGGAGCTACTGCTCCTAATCTTCCTGAGGTTGCCATTTTTATTCTCCGTTGTTATCTTAAGAAGTAATTGTATGCAACCGGCACACCAATTACTCCGCCTGTAAAGTTTATAGTTCCTTGAATATTTATCACTCCGCCTGCAACGTTTGTAATAACGTTTGTTCCGATGAATACATCGCCTGCAGTTACAGAGTTAACATTCAAACTTGCACCACCGCCACCAATTTGTGCTTCAATGTATGCTTTAATAGCACGTTGCGTTGGTACTATTGTATCGCTGTTTGCAGTAAAGAACGGATCTGTACTAAATTCAGTAATACTTGCTGAGTTACCACCTAGTGTAACTTCACCTAGTGTAAGTTCCTGTAGACCTGCAATGTTAAATGCTTCTGCGTTCAACGTTGCAATACCAGTTGACTGCTCAATTGTAAACAAGTCACCAACTCTAAAGTTACCATCCTGATCTGTTGCTGTGTAGAATACGCGGCCGCCGTTTAAGTCAACAGTTTCATTTTCTTGGTTAGCTTCTATTAAAGGAATGCCAGGATAATTTGTAGTCTCAAACCCGCCTGTACCAACATCTAAGAAGTCATGTCCTGTTAGACGTACTTGCGAGTAACGTATGCGCATTGTTACGCCGTCACCGTCTTCTGGAGCATCAATTACTTCCATGTCAGGTGATAGTTGTAAGAATGCTGTATATGACCCGTCTTGCGTACCAACAAACGATACTACGTTGACTAGTTTATACACAGTGTCTGGTAAACTATCAAATACAACGTTAGAGCCAGGCACTGGTTTAGATGTTAATCTTCTTACAGCAACATACTGACCGTCTTGATAGAAATCAGCATAACCGTCACTTCCTATAGTATCAATATCTGCTGAAGCACTAATAAATCCGTTACCTCTAGCACTAAATGACGGATTGCCCAATGCTCCTTTACCTATTCTTACGCTAGTAATAATATCGTAAATATTATTTGGATCTGTAACAGTCATTGTTGGTGCACCGCTGTAGTATCCCGAACCAGGTTCTACTAATCTAATTTCATATATCTTTTCAGATGCAATACTTGGACGACCTTTTGCTCTACATCCTTGTTTTAATTTAATAACATGGGTCTTGCTTGCGCCTGCTGATGTTAGTGCAAACATACCAGCTCTTGCAGGGTTACCAAATGCTATTGCACCGTGACCTGATGGAGTACCTGGATCTGCGGTTACATTTACCTGTTGCCAATACAATCCATCTTCAGATTTAACTACTGTACTACCGGTAGATGTTTGTGTTGCAACAAATACACCCTGTCCGTACTCAACTTTAGTATATGCAGTTGGGCTTGCAATAGCAGGTAGACTAAACACTGTCCAGTTAATACCGTCTAAACTATATGCGCCTTGGTTGTTATTACTTGCTACTGCAATAAATTTATTCGCACCGTAAGCCACATCAGTGTATGTTAACGAAGGTAATCCTGAACCTGCACTCCAGTCAATGCCATTTGTTGAATAAACTGCGTTACCTGCATTATCTATTGCAACAAACTTACCTTTACCGTAAATTAAGTGTGCATAACCTGTGCCCGGAAGAACACCTGCTTCGTATACCCAATTTGCGCCGCCATCATCTGAGTACGCAATGTCAGTGTCGTCGTCACTAAGTACAACAAAACGACCTGTGCCTGGTCCTAACAACGCATATGCAACATACTTGGCTCCAGCAGCACTCATACCAACTGGTAATGTAGTACTCGACCATGAAGTTCCAGTTTCTGTATATGCAACGTTATTACTTCCGTCAGTTACAGCAACAGCATAACTTGCTCTATAAGTAGACGAACCGTCATCAACTAAGCCGTCGTCTAACCTGTGCCATGTAGCGCCAGCACCTGGGTTAGGCATTGTACTAGCCGACCATGTCTCACCGTCATAACTGTACGCATTAGCAGTAGTATTAGATATCGCAACAAATGTACCGCCTCTTGCTTCGCCGTCGAAGTCAAATTCTATGATTGCACCTGTTGCGCTATTAACTGTTGTTAATGTAATTGTAATGTCGTTTGCAGGGGATAATCCTCCTACACTAGTTCCAGGAATAGTAATAGTATCTAATCTACTGTAGCCTGTACCTGCCACGTTAATTGTAATGAAATACTTACTGTATACTCTTTCAACATCAAATGAAGCACTAATACCATCACCGCTTGTTGTTCCTGTTACCGCTGTAAACAATTCTGACGTTTCAAACCAATGTATATCATTCCAAGTATTTCCTGCTGGCATAGTATGCGCAGTGTTTGAACTTGGCGGAGCACTAAAGCTAATTGCAGGCTCAATTTGATAAACAGATGTTGCATCAGGATTAACAATAGTGGTTCCTGGTATTAAATGATCCCACCCAGCTACGCCAGTTGATTCTTTAACTACTGTTGCAACCTTAGTACCTGAGTTGTATGTATCTATGAGACCGTACTGTCCTGTACCGTTTCCTGCTGTAATAATAATCTTCATACCGATATATGCAGTAGAAGAAGCAGAATCAGTTGCAGAAATAGTAATCTCTGTTGAAGTTCCAGACTGTGCTGTATTAGATACAATAGTATAACCTGAACCACCAATGTCTCCGCTTGAGTCATCTAGGTCAAGTAATCTAACTTGGTATACAGCGTCGTCTCTGAATTCGTCTGTAAATATTTCTTCATTATCGCCGGGACCAAATACTGAAATATTCGCTTCAGTATAATCATTACCAGCATGACCAAACTCAACATTAATAAGTTCGTTTTGGTCTGTGTTAACAGCACTAATGGTAGCTTTGTATTGTCTCTTATTGTCAACTATTGCAGTTACTGGAGTTTCGTCTGGATCAACACCTTCTGCAACAGAACCAAATACACCGTAAGAGTTGTTACCGTTAGTAGCACGTATTCTACCACCGCTTTCAGCCAAGTAACCAATGTAAGAGTAGTATGTAAACACAGATACAAGTTCTGCTCTACCATTGTTAAGAATGTGTGCGCCAATACCATCACTGATAACCTGTGTAAAGTCGTTTGACACCATTGAGTCATAACCGCCATTGTGCAGCGCACCGTCAATTCTTTGTCCGGTAGCAGCATTACCAAATGTTGAACAGTTTTGCACATAAGGTGAGCGTGCTGTAATCCATACACGCTCGTCGTTTGGTCCCCAACCTGGATCAAGTGATGTATACGCACCTGCGGTTACACGGCTAGTTCCCAATTCATTCTCTGGAGTTAAGTCGCCATTTAGACCGTCCATAGTCATCATTCGTAAACCAGTACCGTTTCTCAAATAGAAGAAATCTTCTTCTTGCGAACCTAATACAGCATTTACATAATAACGTGCTGCTAATCTAGTTTTATAGTTACTCGGTAGTATTAATGTTACACCGTTAGTATACGATCTTCTATATTCTTGGGCCCATTGTAAATCCCATTTCATTGCATCAATGAATGTTGCTACATCACGTTCACACAATGTTGTATTATATGTATACGAACTAAATGTATTTGTAATGTAAGTTGTAACAGCAGATTGAATTGTTGATTTATCGGTTTGCAAATCGGTAAACGAAGTTTGTGTTGTAGCATCTTCGCCTGTTTCGCTTGGATAAGTAGTTGATACTGTACCGGCACCATTATTAATAATGTTATTTAAATCAGTAACTAAATTATCAATTGCAGTGTCACCAGTTGCACTAGTATATGCTTTTGCTAATGTTCCTAACTGTGTATATGCTGCAATAGTTGCTGCTTTTTCGCCACCAGCAATTTGTAATGTACCAAACGAGTAATAAGCGTCTCCTGCGATAACAGTTTGATAGTTGCCACCATACTGCACGTCATATGTCATAGCGTCAATGATATATCCTGTATCGCGCTCGCATTGTAATTTTTGTGCGGCACTTAATCCCGCCCATACAGCATCGTATGGTGCAGTAGTTGACAAATATGTTGTAACCCCACTTACCATCGTTGTTCTATTTGTCTGTAGGGCCGCGGCATCGGCAACTGATGTAGCATCTGATGTGCCGTTATCTGGCCATGTATAAGCTGGTACTACGTCTAAACCACCTTCTAAAATAGAAATTACATTATCAAACGATGCTGCAATTGCTGCACGATGAGAACTGTCTACATAATCCATAGAAAGCACTTTTGCATGTTTAATTGCTGCAACTGTTTGCAACAATTGTCCACCTGTTACATTAGCACTTTGTACTCTGTAATATGCCATGCCTGCTACACTTGATGCAAAGTTAGAACCAGTAATTAAGTCATAACTTGCAGCATCGACAATCATACCAATGTCACGTTCGCAAGTTGCTGAAGTGTAATAACTATCAAAATCAACATAGTTATAATTCATCCAAGCACTTACTTCTGCAACAATAAAGTCTTTGTTAAGTTCTAATTGTCTAATAGCAGCATATACGTTAAAGTCGTCTACTGGGTCGTTACTGCCTTCTGCTGCACCGCCAAATAGTATATCGTTAACTAATTCAAAAGTGTAATTAACACCAGCGATTGCTGTTGCATCTGATATTTCTGCAACAAATAGTTGTCTAGCATACTCGTATGCAGCAATTGTTGCATCTTTTTGTTCGCCTTTAACCTTGTTAGCAGGTAATCTTAGATATGAATATGCTGCTACCATACTAGCAAAGTTACTGTCTAAACAGAAATCATATCTTGCTGCATCAATAATTAACGCAACGTCTCTAGAACACTTAGCGTGATCATATACAAAACCGCTGTAATTATTAGTAATGTACTGTAATACAGCAGGAATAACAGTAGTATCACCTGTTACAGCAGTAACATCTGCTTGAATACCTGCTGTTGCCCAAGAAACACTTGGATATGTTTTTGTTGGTAATGTACCTAATCCTGTGCTGATAACATTAATGATAATGTCTAATAAACCGCCTGCCTCTGCTTCTTCTGCAGCACCAGACATATAAGTTGTTACAATAGTTTTTAACTGTGTAAACGCTGCTGCTGTTTCTACTCTTTGAGCTGCTGGCAGTATTTGTACAGCACCGTCATAATAAGCTCTTGCTGCTTCGTATGATGCACTATTACCGCCATACTGAATGTCATAACTTATTGCGTCAATAATATAACCAGTATCTCTTTCACAAGTTGCTATATTGTATGCTAGTCCCGGATACGTTGAGCCAATCCAACTAGTTAAGTCGCTAATAATTGAAGCTCTGTTACTTTGTAATTCTGTACGTGCTGTGGTTTTTGCTGCCACTCCTGCACCAGTAGTCCATGTAATAGAATCTGCATGAGCTTCGCCATTTGCAAGAATATCAATTACTTCTGCCCAATAAGCAGTATTTCTAGAAATTGCAGTAGCGTCTGCTAATAAGTCACCTACTATATTACCTTCGTATTGTATAGCACCTACAGTTTGTGATAACTGACTAGCAATAACTTCGGCGGTCATACCTCTTCTGTATGCTAAACCATCACGGATTGCGTTATAGTTAGTTCCTAAACCTATATCGTATGCAGCACCAGTTTTTAATAGCCCTGCATCTCTACGACAAGTAGCAGCATCATAGGTAAATGAACCAAAGTTAGTATTAATAAAATCAATTACCGCCGTTTGTACATCTGCTTTTGCAGAATTTAATAATCCTGAATCTGTTTGTAAATTAACAGATGCTCCTGTAATACTTGGGTAAGTAATACTAACTGCACTTGTGCCTGAAGTAATAATTGACTTAATATTATCAAGTAATGCTTTAGCATCATCAGTTGCTGTTGAGCTTCCTGCTGTACCACTAACTTGTGTAATACCTTCACTGTTTAGCACAGGTGTAACAGTTAAGTTTTGACCTACAGTTTCAACTAATCCTTTTAGATATTCGTATGCTGCAAGTGTAGCAGTCTTTTCTGTGCTGTCAATAACAAAACTTCCACTTGCTCCTGCGTAGTATGCAAGACCTGCATTAACAGATTGCCAATTTCCACCGTATGTTAAATCATATGCAATTGCATCTAATATTAGACCCACATCTCGTGAACAAGAAGTCCTACTATATTTTAAATCTCCATATTGGTCTGCTAGATATCCAATGATTTCTGCTTTTAAAAATTCTTTGTTTGCTAAAATTAAGTCTCTAGCATACCCGTAATATGGATCAGTTAACTCGCCAGCTAGAGGATATGTCCATTCATTTTTATCGCCAATTGCATGATCAATATTTCTTCTTAAAGTTCTTGCTAATTGTTCTACAGCAATAACTTCTTCAGACTCTGCAACCGGCCATGATGTATCTTGTGTTAATGTATTTCCTGTTGAAGGTGTAACTGTAACACCTGTTACAATATCGCCAATAATTTCTTCTATTCTTTCTACAGATTTAATACTGTATTGTACATCTTCTCTAGGTGTTAAGAGTCCATTAGAGCTCTTTCTTGGAAATACTTGCGTAGAACGTAGTTCGTCACCAAGTATACAGCATTCTGCTGGTACGTTAATAGGTAATACTTCGTAATATTTGCCAGTAGAAACTTTAATTAAAGTATTTTTAATTACTCTTTCAGGAATATCAGTTGTTACACCTGCAGTGATTGCATCAGTAATAATTCCAACTAACCCAGTAATAGTTGTATATACGCCTGACTCAGCCGTAATTAAAGTATTAAAATATTGGTCAACTGTTGCAGTTGAATTATCACCATTAGTAGTTTGGTAGTTTACAGCAGGTGCTTCTTGATTTAACACATTTTCAACAAGTGTTAACATATAATTAAACGCAGCGACATCTTGTTCAGCTTGGCTATTAAGTGTAACTGAAGCTGATGCTTCAAAATATGACAATGCTGCTTCTCTTGAACGTACATTACCACCGTGTGTAATATCCCAAACAAGTGCATCTACAATAAAGCCGGTATCTCTTTCACATATAACAGAGTCATATGTAAAGTTTTCCCATATACTACCAACTCCAGCATTAGCAATTTGCCATTCAATCCATTCTGTCGTTTCTCTTTGAATGAAAATTCTATTAAGTTCAAGTAGCTCTCTTGCAAAAGGATTTTTAGTACCGTACTCTACTTGTTCTGTTGCATAGCGAATACTTCTCCAGGGACGATCAATAGTGCGGCCATAGTCTGGTGCTGGACTATCAACGCCGTGTTCTGCAACATAATATACATCGTCAGCATCGCCTAAGTATGCCCATTCAGGAATGCTATCTGCACTTACAGTTAAAACTTGTCCATTTGCACCAATTGGCAATCTTACAGGGCCAGATCCGTTGTAGTATACTAAGTCACCTTTAGTAGTTAATACACTTGCTTCAGAGCCTGAAGAAATAACGTTCCAGTATGTACCGGTAACATCTAAATCTGGGCGAGAATTTTCATTGCCGCCACCGCCTGGTTGTGTTTGTATAGTTGAAAAGTCGTCGCCTTCTGACCAGTGGCCTAATATACAAACATAGGTGTTATTGCTATAACGTACAATGTCACCTAAGTAATATTGCTGGTCGTCTAACCATTCTCCTCTCCATTGGAGGCCTGCTGTTAATTGTTGCCAATACGTTGTATTAGGCGGTTCTTGGTTATTGTTATCTGCTATACAAATATAAGTATACGCACCGTGCGTTACAACATCGCCAACTCTGTAATCTTGATTAGCAGAATCATCTGCCCAAATACCCTTATAATTTATTCCTTCTAAGAATAAATCCCAATCGTTTAACTCAACAGACGGATTTTTTTCTGTGTGGTTAGTTTTTGCAATAAATTGATTTCCACCGTAGCGCACAACATCGCCTGGCTGATAAGTTGCATACGGATCCCATTCTGCTTCAAATTGGAACCCGCCTACATATTGTTCCCAGTTTGCTACATCATTTGCAAATATATTTGTAGATGTATGACCAGTTGTACAAATCCAAAGAACTGCTCCATAACGAACTACATCATTAACTTTGTAACGTGTAGATTCTGTCCAAGTAGATTTATATTCTGTACCAGCATTAAACAATTGCCAATACGAGCTATCAGCTTCTAACCCATCTGCAACAGTACTAGCAGAGGTGTGTGGAGTAATACAAACAAAAGTTTGGCCGCCGTACTTTACAAAATCGTTAACAATATATCTTGTATCGGTAGTCCAATCTCCTTTCCAATCTAACCCTTCTGCAAAGATTGTCCATTTTGCTTGATCTACTTCTAATCCGTCTGACGAATCGCTTGCTGATGTATGGACGGTGTTACATATGTATAATCTTCCGCCATATTCTACTATGTCATTGTAAATATAGGCGGTACCTGTTTGCCACGACCCTTTCCATTGGAATCCGTCACTCATTAAATTCCATTTAGGAGGATTAATATCAAGATCATTAAAGAAGTCTACATCAGCAGTATGGCCTATAACACAAATATAAATTTTGCCACCATATGCTATAACATCGTCTTGATAATATGTTGTACCAGAAGACCAATTGTTCTTCCATACAAATCTAATTCTACCTAGTTTAAATTCAGCCATTTAATTTACTCCGCGATACTATATTTATCAATCTTTATTTTTATACCTTATTGCATAGAATCATCAAATGGATTTCTATGCAACATCATTTGTGCTACCCAATGACCTGTAATTCCAGTTTCTGCGCCTTCAAATACCGCCGGAGAAACAAACTGAATACCAATGTCTATAGTTGTTGTAATTACATTGTCTGGACCGCCAACTCTAACTCTACCAGCAATCAACTCGTTTGTTTCAAGGTCTGAACCGCCTACACTTAATCTATTTGCAAGGAAGGTTGCAATAGCTCGTTGTGTAGGTACAACATTGTTACTATCTTCTGAAAAGTAAGGGTCTGTTGAGAATTCTCTAATAACAGCACCTGAACCACCAAGTCTTACACCACCTAATGCTAGTTCACTTAACCCGTCTAAGTCAAAGAACTGAGCACTAATAGTAACTATACCAGTTGCTTGTTGTACACTAAACAATTCACCTGTTCTAAAGTTACCATCTTGGTCAGTACTTGTGTAGAATACACGACCACCGTTTTGTTCTAATACTTCGTTTTCAGGAGCAGCAACAAAGTAGTTGCCGCCTGCGTATATTTCTGGATAATTTGTTTCTTCAAAATTACCCGTACCAACGTCTAAGAAGTCGTGTCCCGAAATACGGCATTGCGAATACCTTTCACGTATATAAGTTAATGTACCGTGCTCTAAGTTATCTATAGTTTCTAACTTTGGTGATACACGACATTTAACTTTTCTTAGTCCTGTACCGGTTCCGTCGTCGCCTAAGTCTTCAATAGTTACTGCTGTATAGATTCTTAAATCATCAACAACAGGAGTTTCCTCATCAAGGAGAGTTTCAAACAGTAATTGTGCTCCCGGACCAGGTACGGTTTCTATTCCTGATAATGTTACGTAATCGCTGTCAGGAATAATATCTGCATAACCGTCGCCTGTTATTGTAACTATTGTGCTAGAAGTTCTATATCCAGTACCTCTATTAATAAAGTCAGGTTGTGCCAACACACCATTACCTATTCTAGCAATTGCTGCTGCCTCTGTAGTAGCAGAATTGTCAATTAATGATATAGTAGGTGGGTTATCTGCGTCGTAACCAGAACCTGGATCCCATATTTCAATTAAATTAAATCTACCTGAAGATGATACATTGGATCTTAACTTTGCTCGACACCCTGTACGTACTTTTGCTACTGCTCCTGTTCCGCTGCCGGAACCTACTGCAACCCACAACGGAGTACTACCAACTGTACCAGTTGCTACTGTTGCCCAAGTAGATTGTGAGCTTAATTCTCTTCCTGCCCATAAAATACCATCTTCTGATGTTGCACAGAATGTAGTCGGACCTGTAGTTACGTCAGCACCAACTACTGCACCACCAGTGTCACATACTGCAAAGAATACTCCTTGACTGTACTTAATTCTGTTCCATTTCATTACAGTAGAACCGTCTTGCGTGGGCATATTTGACGTATTTGTCCAAGTTGTACCGTTAAAACTAGAATATACATCACCACTTTCTGTCATAGCAATGAATCTGTTATTACCAAATACTACATCTACCCAATCAAAAATTCCTACTGGAAGTGCATTTTCAGTTCTAGTCCATGTAATACCATTACTTGAAGTAGCTACAGCTCGGTCACTACCTGAAATTATTACATATTTTCCATCTCCATATGCTACACCTACCCATTGCGACGAAGTGCTATCACCAGATGGTGCATTTGGTATTGTAGCACTACTCCAAGTTTCTCCTGTTGTGCTGTATGCAACAGTATTAGAATCTTCTGCCACTGCAACAAACTTACCGCTGCCCCAAACTGCGTCAATCCAGTTTTCTGTTGATGGTAATGACGACGTAGTCCAAGATATACCGTTATTAGAAAAACCTGCAACAGCAGATGCAGATCTCAAAGCAATAAATCTGTTATTGCCTGAAATAACTTTCCTCCAATTTCCGGATGCAGGCATTGTTGTAGTATCCCATGTTTCTGCATCGTCGCTATAAAATAGTGTGTTTGGATTTGTAAGGACAACAAATCTTCCCGGAGAACCAATACCTTCAAAGTAATAATCAACAATACCGTTTACGCTATCGTCAGTAATAGACTTAACTCTAATTAAGATGTCATTTGTTGGGCTAACTCCGCCTACATCATCTCCTGAAATAGTCAGTTCATCGCCAATTGCATATCCTGCACCAGTATCAGTAAGAGTTAAACTGTAGAATTTACCGTTTTTAACTACAGTAAATTGCGCAGGGGCTGGCGCAAGACCGTCTTGGGTTTCAACATTGCCTGTTCCTAACTGTGTTACCACGTTAGAAAATGTTAGTGTAGTATCTCCAAATGTTGCGTCTGCTATTGTGTTGGACCCCGATAAGTCAAATGACTCTGAAGTAAATCCGGGATGATCTACAGTAATAACCGGTTCTATACGATATTGTGTATTTGATGTAAGCAATGGTGCTATAGGATATCCTGGAATAACATGATCCCATCCTAATGTACCATCACTTTCTTTAACCATAGTAGCAATTTTAGTTGCATTACTATACGAAGCTACAATACCGTACTGCCCTGTACCGTCACCACTAACAATTATTAAACGTTGACCTTCTATTTCTGGAACTGTAATGTCTTCTGCTACAGCAAGTGTTATTGATGTAGTGCCACCTGTTTGCGCATTGTTCTGTTCTGTTGTATAACCAGCTCCGCCTAGTCCTGATGAACCGTCACTAGGATATAATCTTGCCTGAAATAAGGCACCATCTCTAAAGTCTCTAAATTCAACGTTTGCGTTGATACCTGAACCAATGATTGATGCACTAGCAGATGTATAATTTTCACCGCAGTGTGCATATTCAAAATTAAATATTTGATCAGTAAACTCACCGGCAAACACGTTATTAACTACAGCCTGTGTGGTTCTGTTATCTACATTTACTTCTACTGGCACTTCAGTACTATCAATGCCATCTGCTATCGAACCGTATAGTCCGTAAGAGTTATTACCGTTTGTTGCACGAATAACTCCGCCTGACTCTGCAAGATATCCTACAGAACAGTAATATGTAAACATAGACACAAGTTCTGCTCTAGCATTGTTTAATGTCCAAAAACCTATACCATCAGATAAGACTTGTGTATAATCATTAGTTACAAAAGACTTTAACCCGCCATTATGTAAAGATCCGTCTACTTTTGCTCCGGTACATCCAGTACCTATATTAGTTACTCCTTGCATATACGGAGAACGATTCATAATCCATACACGCTCGTCGTTTGGTCCCCAACCTGGATCAAGTGATGTAAAGGCACCGCCTGTAGGTCTTTGATACAATTCAAATACACCTGGAGGGTTAAGAGTTCCGTATAACCCTCCAAGAGTACAATTTCTTAAACCGGTAACATCTCTCATGTAAAATAAGTCGTCAGACTGTGATCCAAGAATAGCATTAACATATCTTCTTGCTGCAAGTACTGTTTTGTAATTTCCAGGATATTTTAAATCGTAAACTGCACCTCTAATAAACGCCCTTATGTCGTGTCGCATCCTTGTTGTATTAAAAGTATAATCAGGATATTGTTGCTGTATATAAAGTGCTAATTCATTAGAAATAAAGTTTCTATTTGCATGTAATACATTTGCACCATAAATTCTACCGTATTCAGTAGTCATAGTATTAGTAGATGTTACAGTTGCATCTGTGCCTGTGCTATTAATTCTAAAGTTGCAGTATTGAATAAAATCATCTTTTAAAGAATTAACAATAGTAGCAATGCCTGTGCCGGCTGCTGGCAAGCTAGTAACTTGTGTTTCATCGTTGCCTGGCTGTGGAATTATTTTATTGTTATTTAAAATATCGTATAATATCTGTGTTAAACGATCAAAATACATTGTCATGTAAAAATAATCGTTAGCATAATCAGCTAATCCGTTAGTAGCAACAATAGTAGTTGAACGTAATTCGTCGCCCATAACTACTGTACCTGCAGGAACACTTATTGGACCAATTTCTTCGTAACGTCCAGTTGAAATACTAATTTTTACTGGAGTCAATGGTGAAAAGTTATCTTCTACATATTCAGCAGCATAGCGCACTGACTTAAATGGGCGATGTTTAGTTGTTCCGTATCCGTCTTCGTCAGATCCTTGTGTACTTACATAAATCACTTCTGCATCGTTAACATAATCTCTCCAGAATGCTGTATCATTACCTGTTACAGAAAGAAGTTGTCTTTCTTCTCCTATAGGTAAGTTTGTTATATCAATTGTACTTTCGTCGCCCTGTAATCCTCTACTTAGATTATATGTTAACAAATCGCCTTTATAAAGCAGGCCAGCTGGCTCACCTTGTATAAGTATATCCCAGTATGTGTAGCCACTACCGTTATCGCCAGGGAAATTTTGGTCATCTGATATATGTTGGTAATTACACTTGTACGCACTACCACCAAAATATACAACTTCGTTTAATAGATATTCTCTACCTTCTTTCCAAGACCCTGTTGCAAAATCATGAGTAACTGTAACACTGCTACCCATATTTTCATGATTATAACACCAATAGTAAAGTGTGTTAGGTGTATCTTTTGTTACATAAATTTCAACTCTACGATAGGTAGCCGCAGCAAATGTATTGCTATCGTTGTATTCAGAGAATGTTACAATTTGATTATCTAAATAATACGTTACATCAGTTGTATACGCTAAACCACCGTCTGTTAATAACCCATTTAGTGTATTATTTGAAAAATTAAGAGGATGCGAATTAATAATCGGAACCTCTGCATACGGATCGTTTGGATAATAGACGTTAGTTAAATCATCTTGAACAAAAACATACAAATTGCCTTCATGCATTTCTAGTGCTGGTTTTAATCCCATGTAATCGAACACATACGAATTACCTATTTCATTTTCGCTAGGTCCTTCTACTCGTACCTGATATTCAATCATTGAATGGTTCTTAGACCAAGTTTGGCCTTCAACTAATAGTTCCCATGTTATTCCATCTTCGTAATCTCTTGTGGATCCATCATTATCGCCTGCACCAATAGGCATTTTACATAGGTATAAATTGCCACCTCTTAGTACTACATCGCCTGCTCTATAATAACTACTAGGGCTCCAATTACCAACAAAATTATATCCGTAAGCAAGAACTATCCAATTAATTGTACTATCATCGTTTGATGGATTTGAATCTATATTATCAGATAAAGAATAATAGAGATATCCACCATCTCTTACTACATCGCCCGCTTTATAATATTTCGTAGGAATCCAACGATTTTCAAATGCATAGCCCGAAAGTTCAAGTTGAAATTTATTAAAATTAAATTCTTCATCTAATGAATTATGTGCTTCTACGCAACGATATAGTGATCCACCGTATTTAACTAAGTCATTTAAAAAATAAGAAGTAGCATTACTCCAATCACTACGATATTCTATACCTTCGTAATAAACTTCCCAATCGTCTATATTATCTTCAATAGCTGCTGCTGAAGTATGAGTTGAAATACATCTGTACGCAATACCATTATATTTTACAATTGCTCCTATAGCGTATTCGGTAGTAGAAGACCAGTTTCCTATAAAATCTATGTGATTTGCATATACTTCCCAAGACGATTCGTCTGCTTCCCATGTTGAAGATGTATGAACATGAGTTGTACACTTATAAAGACTACCGTTGATATAGACAATGTCACCTTCTTTGTACATTACTCCTGATTGCCACGTACCTGCAAATGCAACACCATCTGTCATTACAACCCATTTAGGTGCTGGAATAGGAGGAGTAGAACCTGGTACTACTGCATCTTTATCTGTATAAAAATTTGCTGAAGCTGTATGTGTTATTAGACAAACAAATGTTTTGCCGCCAAACTTAACAATGTCATCTCTAGAATATGCGACACCAGTTTGCCAATTGTTTCTCCAATTATACTTAAATCTGTCTAACTTAAATTCAGCCATTTATTTTGCTCCTTAATATCCTTCAGTGCTAATGCCGTCTGGATAATTGTATCCTTCTGATATTCTTTGTACAAATTGTCCTGTTCCGGGTTCAATATAATATAATAAACTTCTTCCGTCCCATCGTAATTGAGGATATCTTAAGTTATCGTAAATTATATTATGATCTTCATCTATTCCATCTAAAAAATCAATACCTTCTTCAAAATCTGAATAGTTCTCGTCAGCATTTCCTAAGTCATTAATAATAACACTGTGATCGTTACCACCTTGTAACTGATCCACACGTATTAAGAAAAGTTCTCCGTCATCATTGCGTCTTAAACCATAAAAATATCGTTTAATAACTCCTGTTAAAACATCTTGAGGATTATTACCTACATAATGACTCATTATACAACCTCCACGTAACTTGCAACAACATCAACACTATCAGTAACACTTGATCTTGCTTGTAGTTTGTTTGACGGTGCTAAAATTAATTTTTCGCCTGTTGCTACTACACGCAAACTAGTGTTTGCTGGCAACAATGTATCTTTTAAATAATAACCTGTTACACTAGTGTCATCTTGTATTAATACATCAACGTAAACAAAAGAGGCTGTTAAGTTTGTTAGACTTAACCCAATTACAGTTGATCGAGTAGAAGCATCAGTTTCAATAATATCAACTGGTAATTCACCTACTTGTTTTACTACTCTGTTTTTAAAAAGTGT